GGGATCAAATTCTGCTGCGTCTGGCATGTCGTCGTTCTCCGTTTCGGTTGGGGTTCTTCGTGGTCGTCGGCGCGGCATCCGCCGCATCGAGGAAGGTCTGGAGGTCCAAGAGGGCCGCGCGCACGTTTCCGCCCGAGCCCACCGCGATCCGCGCGGCCACTTCGGCTGGGACCCGCCATCGCGCCCGCAGGAACGCGGCGATCTCGTCGGTCGTAGGGGTCTCCAGCCGGATCGCCTGAAACCGCGACTGGAAGCGATCGGTGAGGGCGGACAGGTCGAGGTTGCTGGTGGCGAGGAACGCCCGGCCCGCGGGCATCTTGTCGAGGTAGGAGAGGAGCAGGTCCTGCGCGTCGCGGGAGGCGCGGTCCACCTCGTTGACCAGCACCACCGACCAATCCCCGAACAGGTTCCCCGCGTGGGCCAGGGACGCCATCCACAGCCTCACGGTCTCCGCGCTGACCATCTTGCCGTTGGCCTCCTCGACGCAGAGGGATTGCCCGCCGGTCAGCTCGCGCGCGACCAGTTCCGCGATGGTGGTCTTGCCGACCCCCGGCGGGCCGTAGAGCAGCACGCGGAGGTTGGATGTGGGGGATTGGCGCAGTCGGCCCGCTTTGCGAAGCAGCGCCCCGGCAACGCGCGCTGGCTGGCCGACCAGGTCATCGGCGCAGTGGGGCCTGAAGCTCATGGGTTCTGTCGTCGTCGGTTTCATCGCGCCCATCCCTCCCTTCGGATCCGCGCCTTGAGAGTGTTGAGTGGGACATCGAAGAGGGCCGCGGTCTGCTTCGGGCTTCGGGTCCTGCGGTAATGGGCGCGGATCTCCCGCCAGTTGGGGCCGGTGATGGCCCTTCTCTGGGCCGCGTTATCGCCCGTTATCGCCGCGTTTGCGGGGGCCGGGGTGGGTGGGGTGAAGGCGTCGAAGCGGTGAGCGCCCTGGGCGCTGGCGCCCGTTCGCCCCCGCGCCGCCTCGAGGGCTTCGACCCTCGCGGTCAGGGGCGCGAGCCGATGCTCCACGGCGGCGTCCAACAATCGGGGGACGTCCACCCGCCTTCGGGGCCCGCGCAGCGCCAGTTCCGCCGCCCTGGCGTCCACGATCTCGCGGAGGATCTCCAGCGGGATCTCGGTGATCGAATACACGATCCCGACGAGCGTCTCGGCCCGCAGCCGCTCCTTGAGCTTCGCCCGCGCCTCTCTCGGGCAGTTAGCCCGCACGCGCTCGTCGAAAACGATCCGCCCGCCCCGCGATGCCAGCACCTTGAACAGTCTCATAGGTCGCCCTCCCACAGGCTGAGTTGTTCGCGGGCTTCGCCGTCATCGGCATATCGGCGCCGCGCTCTCGCCGGATCCGCTCGCCGCACGAACGCGGTGTTGGAGACCATCATCCCGTGCCAGCGGGTCCAGTCGCCGAACAGGCGCGTGTGATCCGCGTCCACCAGCGCCCATCGCCCGGGCAGCGTCTTGAGGAAGTCGGGCCCGAGGCACCGCACCGCCAGCGCGGCCGCGCGCGTGTCGCTCATCGGGCCGGGCGGATGCCCGCACCGGCCCAGCCGCAGCATCCGCTCCAGCCCCTCCTCCCACCGGCCCCAGGTCCCGTTGTGGAACAGGACGCTCTTGGCGGTGCCGTAGATCTTCGCCTCGGCTTTTCCCGTGACGGGGAACGGGTGGCAGAGCAGGGGATCCTCGCCCCCGACGCTCGCCCACCGGAAGTGGACCACCGCCTCGCCCTCGATCTCCCCGAGCATCTGGCCGACCTCGTCGGCGCAGAGGTTCTTGATCCAGCCGATCCGGCCGTCTCTCTCCCGCCACGCCACCCCCGCGCCGTGCGGGTTGGCCCGCTCGCAGGCCAAGAGGGTTTCCGCGCTGGGCCGCACGCCCTTGGGGCACACCAGTATCACGCACATATTCGGTGTTCTCCCTTTCAGATCGCCGCCGCCGGGAACTCCCGGTCGAACTTCTCGCAGAGCCGCTTGGCCACCTCGGCGTGGGTGCTCCACTGATCGTGCAGCCGCCCGAACAGCCCGAGGGCCACGGGCCGGTTGCGCCCGGTCCAGCCGAGGTAGTTCCAGAGGAAATCCAAGGACTCGGCCGCGGATCGGGTCCGCGACGCCTGCAGCTTGTTCCGGTTGAAGGCCCCGAGGCACCGGACCTCCGCGGCCCTGCGGCAGAGCCCGAGGACGGTGGCGAGGTGGTGGAGCACCTTGAGCCGGTTGGTCGTGCCGGCGAACGCGCGGAACTCCACCACCCCGGCGAATCGCCCGCCCGCGCGGCGGAACGCCTTCTTGAAGTTCACCATCCCGCGCCCGCAGGAATCGGCGGCGCTGGCCTTCGCGTACTCGTCGTCGCTCTGCACGACGCGGCGCATGTGCAGGGCCACGTCGGGGGAGAGGGCCGCGCTGTAGCGGTTGGCGTGGCGACCGGCGCCGGTCTGCCCGTAGATCGCCTTGGCGTGCCAGTGGGCGATGTGCGCGAGCTTGCGGATGAACTCGGAGGCGGCGCCCAGGTCATCGGTGCCGATGACGCTCTCGATCCCCACGGTGATGTGGCAGCCGCACGAGGCGTTTACCGTGGCCCCGATCTCGCCCATCCAGCCCATGAACTCCCAGAGGGCCTCGACCCCGCCGGGGCCGTGGAGGACGGGAGAGACGAATTCGCAGGGCCGCTGGTCGGGGCCGTAGGTGATGGACCCGTCCCGCTCGGCCCTCCACTGCGCCAAACCAAAGCGCGGGGCCGCGCTCACCGGGGTTCCCGCGTGGTACCCGCCCACCGCGACGCCGCTAACCGCGGGCACGCGGGTCTCCAGTTCCACGCCGAAACGGATCGCCTCGGCCTTGGGATCGGGCGGCCTCACAGGGCACCCCCGATCACCGCGATGGCCAGGCAGAGGACCAGCGCCGCCATGAGCGCCGTCCGGACTTCCTTGAAGAATGTTGTTTCCATGGCCTGAACCTCGTTCGGCCGGCCCGCGTGAGTCCATCCGTTTTGGCGCACCAAATTTGTCGGCCATTTGTCGCGGGATAACTCCGTTGGCGCGAAAGTTGATGGCACGATGGGGGGTGATGTCCCCTTATAGAGTGGCCGGGGATCAGGCCGCGTTTATCTGCGTTTTACGGCCTTCGAGTTATCGGATGGCCGATAACTGAAGACTTTGTAAGTGGCCCGTTTAGGCAGAATGGGTCCGCGGGGAGGGGTGGGGATGGGGGATTATTCCTCGACGATCCGCGCGATCAGGTCGTCGAAGAGCCCCTGCTCGGCGGGTCGCAGCGCCGCCTGTTCGGACCGGAAGAAATCGGCCTTGGTCTTGCCCTGGCCGCGGCCCTTCTTCGTGTGGCAGTCGTAGGCGTAGTCGGGGATCGGCTCCCGGCCCGCGTCGCGAAGGTCGGCCTCCAGTTCCTCGGCACCCACGCCCATCTGGCGATCGTAGACCAGGTTCTGGAGGTGGTCGGCATCGCGGCTCTTCTTGGCCAGCGAGAGCAGGATCACGGCCTTGGAGATGAAGATCCGCCCCCGTGCCTTCTTGGCCGGGACGTTGCGGTTGATCTCGACGTAGCCGTCGTGCAGTGCCTTGACCTCGGCGGTGATGATCCCCCAGCAGTCCTCGGCGCTGATGGTGAGCAGTCGCCGCCAGACGTAGGGGCCGAACCCGCTGGCGAAAAGCTCGTGCGCCCAGTAGCCCGCGAGGCGCGCGTCGCCCCGGCGGATCGCCTTCTGCATCGCCGAGCTTACCTCGCCGAAATCGTAGCCCTTGATGGTGCGCAGTCTCATCTCGGGCATCTCAAAGAGGGTGGGCTGTTCCATGCCCCTTGCCCTCGTTCACGGAAACTTGGTTGTCCATCCGTTTTTGAAGGTAAGTGAGGTTGGGGGAGTAAGCCATTGGGCCGGGGGGTGCAATGGGGGTGCGGCATTCGATCGGTCACGCGTCCAGGGAAACCGCCTGCCTCCTTGGCGCATCGATGGCCGTGCGCTCCTGGCTCTTGTAGGTCTCGAAGCGGATGTGGGCCTTCCACTTGCTCTTGAGGTAGCGCTTCTCGGCGGCGATCCGGTCGGCGGAACGGAACAGGGAATTGCCCCCGAGGTTCTTGTCGCGCTCCTGCACGAAGCAGAACCGGGCATCGGTCCAGACGATGCGCCGCTCCATCAGTTCGTTGAGGCTCGCGTCGATGTCGCACTTGCACCGGAGCAGCTCGTCCCATCTCGGCTCGCGTCCGATCACGCCCAGCGCCCCGCCGGTCCAGTGGTTCACCCCGAACGGATCATTGCGCTGGATGAGCCGGGGATCGGGCCGCTGGTGCCAGCCGAACAGGCAAGCCCCGGCCCCGCGCGCGCAATAGGCGGTATTCGCGATCATGGCGAGCGTCTCAACAGGGGATAGCCGACGGACCTTAGGGGCGATCAGGCAGACGCAGGCCGTGATGTCGTCATCGAGCATGACGACGCACTCCTCGGGGAAGCGTGCGAGGATCCAGTTCCGCACCGCGCTGACGCCGCAGAGCGCGTCGGGGATGCCGACCTTATCCAGCGGGACCGCCGCGTAGGCCTCAAGCTCGCTTTCGGGAACGACCAGCGTCGCCTGGGGAAACAGCCGGTGGCTGCTGATCGACCGCGGTCGGCCCCGGCTCATGATGATAGAGCGCAGGGACATCGGCGCCAGCTCCGGCCATCCCGTTTGCCCTTCGTGCGAGTTCGATGAGTCGTTTGCCATGGAGAACCCTCCCGATGCCGATCTTCTTGGTTGTCCGCGTGATGGAGTAATCGACCTGCCGAACCCCGAGCAGTTGCAGGGCCAGCATCCAGTCGCGCAAGTCGTGAAACATAAAGACCAGGTAGTCGTGGTGCTCGAAGGGCTGGATCTCCATCCGTGGGATCGTCTGTTCCTCGACCTCGTCTGGCCCATCCTCGAACAGCCGGGCGATCTCGTCCTCCATAAAGCCGGTCAGCTCCACGTCGAACTCGGGATCGGATTCCCGCACCTTCGCAATCAGCCGCCGGAGGCCTTCCTCATCCAACTCGGCCAGCTCCGATAGGCGGTTATCCGCGAGCAAATCCGCCAATTCCTCGGCCTCGGAGGCGTAGTCCTGATAATCGACGGGAACCGTATCGCAGTCCAACAGCAGCGCCGCCTCCAGCCGACCGTGACCCCGGACGATCATCCCGCTGCGCTTGCTGACCGTGATCGGCGCCCGCCATCCCTGGTCCCGGATGATTGCCGCCAGCAACTGGATCTGGCCCGCGCCATGCCGGTTCGGGTTGGCCGGGTTGGGCTTGAGCGTCGCCGGATCGATCAGGGCCGTGTGCGCGCAGTGGATGATCACGCGCCGGGACGGGTGTCAAAGCGGGTCCGACAATGGGCAGTGTTCGAAACGGACAGAAAAGCAACGCTAGTCGCTCATGCGTGCCATCGGAATCTCAGCAGTTTCTTCCTTGACCCGAATCGGTGGTTCAACAGACTGTTTACCAACGCGTGCGCCCATTCGAATCTAAAATTATTCTCCTATGAGTGAAATCACTTTTGTTTGTCCGAAATGCGGAGGACATCTTGTAGCGGACGAAGCGTATGGCAACAGCGAGGTTGACTGCCCTCATTGTGCAAACCGGATTTTCGTTGGCATGGATGAGCATGAATACCCAGGTGGAACTGCATTTTCTGAATCCGATAGGGCGATTACATTTGGAGGAGAAGGAATCAAGACAGTTCCAGTGTCCATTGTCGTAGTTCTAACTGTTACGACGCTTGGAGTTTATCAAATATTCTGGCTGATTAGGATCTTCAGTGAATTGAATTCACGAGGCTCAACAAAGACAACACCAAGCAAGGCCGTTGGGCTTCTCTTCATTCCGTTGTTCAATCTCGGTTGGAGTTGCGTTATATGGAAGCGGTTTAGCGATGCAATAGCCATCGAGTATGCGAAGGCTGGCCAAGCCATTCCCTCAAGAGCTGCTATTTGGCTCGGACCTGTTGCGTTTTTAGCTAGCTGGTGTGCTCTATTGTGGCCGCTAACGAGCCTGATTGCACTGATTTTGATGCCCATCGCCTTGGGATGCTCGCAGTCATTGATGAATAAGTTGGCGCGATTTAATATAGATGAGTGTGGGCATCGTCAGAACTACAGGTGTAACAGTCGAATTAGAACAGAAAACTTATTATTGAAGTTGCATGGTTGGGTTGTGACAAGTCTTGGATGTGTGTTATTAACTGTGGTTATATGCGTTTTGGTTTTTGATGACGAGGTGAGAAGTGTTTTGGGCGTGCCGGATAACATGGGTGTATTTTATAGCTGTTGTGCATTGGTTATAATTGCTTGTTCTGTGCCGATTGGTTTGGGAGGTTTTCTTATTTCGCACGCACGCAAACTGAACGGTAAGTGAAATGACTAAACATTTGTGAAGTTGTGGTGAGGAGTTGACGTGGATCGCGGGTGATGAACTCCCTGCCCCCCGACATCGCCCGGCGCCTCCTGAACCGCGATCTCTCGAACCTGATCCGCCGGGTGCAGGGCGGGGGGAAGCTGAGCCGCCAGGAGCGTGCGATGCTCCAGTCGATGGCTGCAGGGACTGAAACGGGATCAGCGCCAGTGATGGCCGCGAACTTCGTGGAATTGGCCGCAATCCTAGGAGTGACCCGTCAGGCAATCCACGCTTGGAAGCGAATGGAGGGAGCGCCTCAAGCCGCAGCGAATGGGTTGCACGACGTGGCCACATGGCGCGAGTTCATGCGGACCAAGGGCCTGAAGGGTGGTGAACCGGTCACGGATGTTGAAACGTCCCTGAAGGCCCGGAAGCTGTTGGCCGAGGTCGAGGAGCGCGAGCTGCGGCTCGCCGTGCGTCGGGGCGAACTGATCGAGGTGGAAAGGGTCAGAGGGGATTGGACGCGTCAGGTCGGGCGGGCGCGTGCGCTCATGGAGTCGCGGCTATTGAACGAATTGCCGCCGGTGCTCTGCGGCAAGGACGCGGTGGGGATCAGGGCCGAGATGGAGCGGTTCGTGGGCGAGTTTTGCGGGGTGATGTCCGGCCACAGATGATCTGCCAATCGCGCCGCATCGCGTCAAGACTGCGATGCGTCCTCACCACGGTTGGGCTGGGATGATACATCGGTGCGAGTTCGAGCCGATCTGCGATGGGGTGACGGTGGCCAACCATCTCAGGGAAGCGAGAACGACCAGGACATTCAAAAGCGTCCCAGACCGAACGGAGCGCGGCGCTACCGAGGGTCACGAGCAATCTCGGTCTGACCAACTCAAGGGTCCTGCGGAGGAATTGTCCGCAACTTCGAAAACACGCAGTCGGCACGCGCGCCTGCCGTCCGTTTCCTTGCTTCATGCACAATACGGCATTCGTGAAGAACAGATTGTCGTCTGAGTGACCTTTGTCCGGCGGAGGGATCGAGATTCCCGCGGATCGCAGCAGGGAGACCAAGTTCAGATTGGTCTGAATATTATGGCCGGGCCAACCCTTGTACTTAAGGAATCCGTCAACGTTTGCGAAGTCTTGGCCGACGACCACGAGCCGCGCATCGAGATTGCCCTGCCATAAAGTGTAGGGACCGATCCGGTCTGAGTCGAACCGTCCACCGCCGATTTTGGATGGGTTGAGGAGGCCGAAGTCTTTACACAGTCTGCATCTCTTCCGGCAGGCGACCAAATCTCGATAGAGATCAGCCTTTTGGTGGGTGGTCATTCGTTCGTTGCGAAACAGGTTGCCGGTTTGTGAGGTGAACCTCAAGCGGGCGTCTGACACCGAACGCTCCGAGGGAAGTGCCCCACATCACCACAGCCGACGCCCGTCTTACCGAGATCTGGTCGGAGGCATGGCGTCCGCCCGACCGGCGCCCGCCGTGGGCGTGGGCCGAGGAGCACATCGCGGCGATCCCGTATTCGCCGGTACCGGGGCGATTCCGGATCGAGAACTCTCCCCACATCCGGGAACCGCTGGAGGCCATCGTCGATCCGGCGGTCCGCCAGGTCTGCATTCTGGCGGCGGTTCAGTCATCCAAAACGACAGCGGCCGAGATCGCGCTATGCTACACGATCGCGAACCTGCCCGGTCCGACCCTTTGGCTGAACGAGACCGACGAGGACGCCAAGGACCAGGCCGAGAGTCGGCTGCACAAGCTCTTCGACGAGTGCGCCCCGGTGAAGGGGCTGTTTCCCCGCGACCGCCACAAGAAGCGCACGGCGACGGTCCATTTCGCCAATGGGATGACCCTGTGGGTTCTGGGGGCGCACAACCGGGTCAACCTCCAGCGACGTTCCATCCGGTGGATCTTCGCCGACGAGTGCTGGAACTATCCGCCCGGCCACATGGCCGAGGCCGAGGCGCGGGTGACCGCATTCGGCTGGCTGGGCAAGTGCGTCTGGATGAGCCAGGGCGGGGAGGACGGCGACGACTTCCACCGGAAGTTCGAGACCACCGACATGCGGGAGTGGACCTACGCCTGCCCCCGATGCGGTCTCCGGCAGCCGTTCAAATGGGAGAACCTCGAATGGAGCAAGTCGGCGCGGGGCGAGGACGGCTCCTGGGATTTCGCCGAGGTTCGGCGCACCGCGTCATTGCGCTGTGAGGGCTGCGGGGCGCAGTTCGACGACACCGACCGCGTTCGTCGGGAGTTGAATTCCACGGGTCAATTCATCGCGCAGAACCCGACGGCCGCGCGGGAGAATGTCGGCTTCCACTGGAATTCCCTCTCCACGATGTGCTGGGGCGCGCTGGCCGAAATGTACCTGCGGGCCAAGGAGGCCGCGCGCCGGGGCGATGCGTCGCTCCTGAAGCAGTTCTACCAGAAGCGCCTCGCCCGCCCGTGGAAGGAGTACGAGGAGGATTTCCGTTTAGAGATCACCGCCAGCGGCTACCGGATGGGGGAGGAGTGGGCCGAGGAGGGCGGCATCGACATTCGGGGCCGGATCATCGCGCCGCCATTCCCGGAGGCTGCGGTCGTTATCCCATTGCGATTCCTCACCGTGGACGTGCAACTCGACCACTTTTTCTTGGCCGTGAGTAGTTGGACCGCCGGCGGGTCCACGCGCCTCTTGTGGTGCGAGAAGGTCGGCACGTGGCAGGACATCGAGGCGGTGCAGGAGCGATTCCGCGTTCACCGGAGCCTGGTCTTTGTCGATGCGGGTTACGCCAGCTACGAGGTCTACCGCCAGTGCGCCGCGCGCGGCTGGGTGGCGCTCATCGGCGACAAGCGGGAGACCTTCGTCCACCGCAAGCGGGGCGGGGGCACGGTGCATCGATTCTATTCAACGCGCCACCGCGTCGTCTTGGGCCGGGGGATGTCCTGCGTTGTTCACCGCTTCAGTAACTTGGGGGTAAAAGACTGCCTCGCCCGCCTTCGCCGGAATCAGGACCCATCCCGCGGCCCGACGTGGGAGATCCCTTCCGACGTGCCCGAGGAGTTCCTCGCCCACATGGAGTCTGAGCGCCGGATGCTCGAGAACGGTAAATGGATTTGGAAGCAGATCGGGGATCGACCGAACCACTGGGCCGACTGCATGGTGGAGGCCACATGCGCCGCGCTGATGCTCAAGCTGATCGGGAGGGAGGCTGTTGTTGAGCACGAGCCTAACCCTGCTACTTGACCCGACGAATGCCGTAATTTCCATTCACAACCTTGACGATCTGAATCTCAATACCGTTATTGCTGATCCTGAAATCATCGCCTTGGAACAGCGACGTTGGCTGGTCGGAGTAAACAAAGAAGATCTGATAACTTCCGTTCGGCACATGTGTGGTCGAAACGCCCTCAGGAGGGACTGTGACATCCACTCCATTCGAGCCGGACCGGATGCCGGCGTCGACTGAAAAGGAGTTCGGATTGCGAATGCGCACAATGTGCGTGCCCTGGAGTTGCGTCGTAAACGTCGGAAGCGAGTACGGGCGTCGTATTCCACCACCCCCGGAGGCCGCGCCTGGCGATCGCTTGTCCCGCAAAGCAGGATCGGATACAATAGTCGCCAAACTTCGCGATGAAGTGTTTTGGGTGACGTCAGACGAGGACGAAGCCTTAACACCTGAGACCGGGCCTGGAGCTGAGTTGAGCGCATTGGCTTCTGATTCAGGAAATGTGAACGGAGTGCCGCACTGTTCTGCCCACCGATCCTTCTGAGTGGCGGTGAGCAATTGCAGAACCGACTCGCGTAAAGTCGCGGCATTACGTGAGGCACGAGGCATGGATCTGTATTCCTCGTCTAATGCGTCAATTCTCATCCTTTGTTCGGTCGTCAGGTTCAAGTCGCTTGCCAGGCGCTCGTCGAGGGTTACGCTCAACGGCCCAGCGAGTTGCACCTCAAGCTGCCGGAGCCTGATTTGTTGGTTGGGATTTAAGATAGCGCAAATGTTCGTCCAGGCATCAGGATAAAAGTGCGAAGCCTCTTTAAAGAACTGCGCGACCATTGGCTCATCTTTTGTGAGTCTAGCAAGCTGCATTTTTACATACAGCACGGAGAGATTCGTTCCATATTGATTGGACCACCGAATGAGATGCTCCTTCTGTTGCTCCGACAGTTGTAACTCGGAATGCACTTCTGGAATCTCTGCCAACCTGCTTAATGCGGAAGGCAACTGGGCGGTTTTTTGCTTAGGTGGAACGACCACGGGCGTCGTGATGCGCTCCAAAGGCGTCACTTCGCGAGGAAGTGAGGCGGTAACGGAATCCGAGGCAGCGGTTGACTGAATCGCGAGAGCGGGAGATGTGTCTTTGTTGTGCTGGAGCCGCCAAGCCTGTGTGGCGTATCGAAATTCGATCGGAATGGACGATTGGGGAACGTCGTACAGGAGGTGAATCTCTGGCACCGTCAAATTGAATCCGTTTATCTTGTTGAGGAAACGATCTTTCGGAAAGCCGATTGTGAATTTAGGTGCGAGTCCAAGATAAATTGTGTCTGTCAGAACGTCCGGTCCGTCGAAGACTCTTGCGTTCGGCTCGCCTAAAAGAAGGCCTATTGGTGTGTAGTGGTTGCCGGCAGAGTCAAGTAGGAGGTAGTCTCGCAATCGAATGCTTTGTGCGCGGTTTACGCGGAAGGTGATGGTCAGATAGACTTTGCCCGGCGAGATTGGTTTTCGAAGACTCGGCGAATTCATTGGCATCTGTGCGAATGAGACACCGGATTGGGTGAGGATGGTGGCGGCCTGCGGTGCGCTGAGCAGCGGTCCCAGTGGATCAGATTCAGAGACGAGCACGATCTCGACTGGTTGGTCAATCCATTGAAATTGGGGCGGTTGTAAAGGCGGTGCTATGTTAAGTATATCGAGGTCATCACGACCCTTTGGACGCACCTCAATCAGCTTGTCGTTCTTAATGAGTCTAAGGCGCAACAAGTTAGGGGAGGCATGGGCCCTGCCATCGAGGCTGTAGAAGCCCTTAAGGGTATTGCCAGCGCCAGGGAAAGAAATATCGCTGGCGATTTCAGAGAGTTTTACGGCATCTTGAAGGCCGACCTCGGCCGGCGAGAGAAATGTTGACGGAGAGTTGTCGGTCGCCGCTGGATTTGGTGATGCGTCGAGGATCTTCAATTGGATCGGGGGATTGAGGTCGGCAAAACACTCATCAGCGATTTTCAGGACCATATTCGAGTCTTGGAGGGAGTCGTGACCCGCTTGTTTCAGGCGATTACACTCGAAGTTAAACTTGGTCCGGAGGGCTGAGTCTTCGGTTGCGAGATCAGGATAGATTTCTATCGCTTTTTTGAGCCAGTCTGGGGTGTTTGATGCGGGAGGAGCAGGGGTCGGTTCGCCTGTGGCGGTGCTTGAGCCTCCGGGCAGAGGCCCGGGAGCTGTAGGCGTGTTCGTGTTGGGTTGGCTAGACGGTGGGGGTGGGGGTTCTGACGGGGCTTTGGAGGGATCGTGGCCAAACCGGCGCTGCAGTTCTGGTGGCAGCTTGGAAAGCGGGATCTTCCCGACCCCGTTCTTGTGCCTGATCGATACCGTCGTTTCCGTGACGCGCCCCCATTGGACGTCGTCGTACCTTTTTCCTTCGATGACGACGGATTCGGCGAATGCGCTTGAGCATAGTCCGATGGACAGGATGGTGGCTGCGATTAGTCTCATGGGGTTGCTCCTAAGTTTGTGGAGGGCAAGCCTACGCTCGTCCGATCCTTGACACCCCTCAATGGGTATCATGGCACAGGGTCTTTTAACCGTCGGCTTCACCCTCCAAGAAGTCCACGACATCCAAGGCAAGGCTAAGGCCTTGGTGCTGGAGGGCAAGACTATCATGCAGTGCGGGGAAAGGGGGAACCTCGGCGCAGAAGCAGTTCACGATGCCGGTCGAGATGGTGCTTGAGGAGCGCCGGTACGCGCTGCGGTGGCGAAGGCGCGTGCAACGCAGTCGGAATGTTACCGGAACGGGTGTGTTTCATGTTTTGGGGGCGTGGATGCGACGGATTTGCGGAGAATGTGATGGACGACGGTGATGACGGGGCGAATTGACACCCCCCACCGCTCAATGGCGGTTCCCGATTATTCGGTCGGTTTCACGCGCGCGGAGGTCGAGGAGATCCTGCGCGTCCACAAGGCCGAGTTGAAGAAGACCCTGGCCCAGTGGGGCGACGGGGGAACGTCGGTCGTCAAACGGCGGCTGGACGAGGTGCACGCGGTCATCGCCGCCTGCCAGGACGCCCTCCGCAAATTGGCTCCGGAGGTCTACGGTCGGACCCGGAGGGCCGCGCAATCCCGCGTGAGCCGGATCGCCCTATGACTCGGCGCCAGCGGATCATTGCTGCAATGAACGGCCAACCGCAGACCGGGCGGCTCTCGCGGTTCATGGCCGGCGCCCTTCGCTGGGCGTTCGGCGGCTACGGCTCGCCCTATGAGGGCGCCAATCAATCGCAGGCTCGAGGACGAGTACCGGGCGCGGCCCCTGGAGACGCGAAGCGCGATCTCGCCCCATCGGTCCGCAGCGAGCTGGTGCGGCGTTCTCGCTACCTGTCCAAGAACTCCGGCTTCGTGCGCGAGCTGGTCGGGGACATGGCCATCTATTCAACGGGAGATGGCATTCGCCCACAGGCCCAGTCTCCGGACGCAGAGTGGAATCGGCAGGCCGAGGCGTATTTCAAATCGTGGTCGGCGCGGTGCGAGGTGACGGGCCGCTTCAGCTTCGAGGAATGCCAGTCCATCGTGTGCCGCGGGGTGGACATCGACGGTGAGTACTTCATCCTCAAGACCCGCGATGCGACCAGGGAACCGGTCATCCAGTTGATCGAGGCCCACCGGATCGGCGAGGGAGACCGCGAGGGTACCGTGGACGGGATCGGGCTGGACGCGGCGGGGAGACCGCGGATCTACCGCATCCTGGAGGACGACGGCGCCGGGATCGACGTGCCGGCCGCCTCGGTGCTGCACGTCTTCGAGCCGGAGAGCGCCAGCGCGGTGCGCGCGGCCCCGGTCATCCAGCACTCGATCAACAACATCCTCGATGAGATGGAGCTGCTCGCCCTGGAGAAGCACGCGGTCAAGGATAACTGCGACATCGCCCGCGTGCTCAAGAGCCCGAGGGATTTGACCGATGAGGACACCGGCGACTTCCAGATCGGAGCGGCTGAGATCGGGTCCAGCGATCCGGTTTCTTTGCAGAAGATCGTCGGGGGCAAGCTCGTCGCGCTCAAGCCAGGTGAGGAGTTGGACAGCTTTCAATCGGGCCGTCCCAGCCCGACTTTCACTGGATTCCTTGAACACCTGCGGCGGGATTCGGCACTGGGCGTCCTGCCGTTCGAGTTCGCCGCCGATTCCTCGCGCATTGGCGGGGCTGGCGTGCGCCTGGTGGTTGCCAAGGCCGACCGCCGTTTCTCATTCCGCCAGATGATCCTGATCGGGCGATTCCTTACGCCGGTATGGGCCTACGTGATCGGCGATGCCATCGAGCGGGGACTGCTGCCGAATGAGGCGGGGTGGCATCGGGTGCGCTTCCAACGGCCCCGCCGGGTTACCGTGGACGCGGGCCGCGAGGCGCAGCAGAACCGCGCCGATGTCGAGGCCGGGCTCCGCACGCTGGAAGATTCCTACGCCGAACTGGGTCAGGATTTCGAGGAGCAGGCGGAAATTCGAGCGCAGAACGCGCGGCTCCTCATAGATCTTGCGGCCAAGTACGGGGTGGCCGTGGAACTGCTCTATAAGCCGGTCGGTCGCATCAGCCCATCCCGTGATGACTAACCTCCTTTCTGACACGTACGAATGTTCCAGAGGTGTATCGGGAGGTTCTGGATGGCCGCGATGCGTAGGTCCTGGATGCGCTGGGGCCGCAGGCCCCGGTATCGGGCGCGTTACTGCCCCCCAACGGCCGAGCCGGTCGGTGGACCGATGGTCGATTTTCTGACAACATAATATTTCGTTGGATTGGTATTTGCGGTGATTCCGAGGGTTGCGTTGCCGCCGCCGGTGGAACCGGCGAGACCCACCGAAGTCATCCCGGGAGGCGGGGGGCTGCCTTCATTCCAGCTCACGTTTGAGCCTTGCACCAAGGGCATGTACCCAGGTTGTGATGTCCTTCTGGCCCCGGTGAGGGTCGGGCAGTAGAGCCAGTGTTCGCACGGTTCGATGACAATCTCTCCCTCTATCGGGTCGGTCCAAAACTGGACGGGGTCGCCTCCCTTGCGTAGCTGCAACCCGTAATGAAACACCAACCCTCGGCACGGGATCGCGTCGTACCAGAACCGGCCGTTGTCCAGAAAGGAGTGGACACCGCCGAGCGGGCTGTTCGGGCTGTTCATGTGGGCGCGGTGCGTCACGGTCATGCTATTCCCCGGCGAGGTCTTCTCCTCGACTGTGTAGCCGAACAGACGGCCGTTCTCCCGAAGCGCCACGGTGAGTTCGCCAACCTTGACCGACTCGGTACCGTCGCTGATTTCCATGTTGTAGACGGAGGCAATGCTGTTGGTGAACTCCGTGCGGGCCGCCGCGATCCGGAAGTCCGTCCGAAACTGCTTGGTTTCCTGTTCCATCTCACGGAGCGCATGGTCTGCGCGGCGCATTGTGATGATTTGCTTGACGAGGGGCTTGCGCCGCTCTTCGCCGGCCTCCCCGCACTGCGAGACGAAGAAGTTGTCCAGCGCCAGAAAGCGAGGCATGGTGGCGTCCAGCGCGAGCCGGGCGTTGAGCATGAGCGAACAGCTCTTCTTCCACTGCCGGTGTGGCGCGTACCAGAAGTCGTCCGAGAACCAGCTGGTCGCCGGCGTTGTCTGGAATGCGATTGGTGCGGGCGACTTCGTCGCGGCTTCAACGAACTGGTCCACAAACTGCATGAGTTCCCCCAGCGACTTGGGAGCCGGCACGCTCAGCATCGCTGGGCGGATTGCCACGTCCAGGACGAGCGACGAGTTGCTTGTGATGGCGGCCACCGCCTCGGTGACGCGTGCCGAGAGTTGGTCCTTGGTCAACCGCGAGTCCAAGGTCAGCTTGCCGGCGACCGTCGTAGCCTCCTGGCTCTCCGATGAATCGATTTCGATTCGGATCGATGCCACCGCGCCCTCTCGGATCTCTGTCACGATCTCGTCCCCGTTCCGGGCCAGGAAATCTAGGCCGTCGCCCGCCTTCAGCGTCGGCAGGGTGAGCCGAGTCGAGCCCGTCTGGTAGGTGATGAGGATCTCCACCGTTTGCCGTGCTTGGGTCAGCCGTCGCCAGTCCGAGTACGAAGCACCGAAGGAAGCGTTGAGCACACCGTTGACTTGGTACTGCCCGAGAAGGTCGGTCTCCAGGCCTCTGGACCAGTCGCTGCGGCTGTTGCGGAGGTAGGCGTGGATCTCCAAACCGCTGCTGGGGAGGTTGGTCGTGTTGGCGGGGTCGGCAACGTGGGTGCGGAGTTGATCCGCCATCTGCATCAGTTCGCCAGTGCCGGAGTCGAAACCGAGGCCCAGTTGGATGGATGTCCAGCCATTACCGTGAACCGCCGCGGGTATCGAGTGAAGTGCGGCCCGCACGGGCGCGGGTGGCGAGATTAGCGGTGCCGCCGCGGCCAGCGCGACTGCAAGGATAGGGCGTTTGCGTTGCATAGTGGTCTTCCTTCCCTTATTGGCTCTTGGCCTCACGATTCCGTCGACACTTGCTATAAGAAAAACAACACATGGCGCAAGGCCAAATAATGCGGGATCTGGCGACACGCCGATGGATTTTTGGAGGACCATGGATCCGTAGGGCCTGTGGGACTTCGACGCGGTCCCAGCCCCTCGGTCTCACCGTGGAACCTTGAAACCACGAGATGATTTCTGCAACGAGCCGGCCGACAGGCCGCAAGGTGCAGGGGGGAAGACATGAGGTCGTTGACACGCACGGTCAGTCGTGCCCGCGACCGACGCCATCCTGTCCCGCCACCCCTGGTTGATCTGCCCCGACGCGCTGCGGGCGTTGGCGGCGAAAGCCGGGATGTTTGACCAGCAGGCTGAGTTTCCGGACAAACCCGCAAGCAATCTTCTCGAATTGGATAACGGCATCGGCGTGGTATCGATCCAGGGCCCGATGGTGCGGCGGCCGGGTATCATCGAATCGATCCTTTTCGGCGCGACCGATACCGAGGAGCTGATCGCGGCCGTCGAGGAGGCGGGACGGCGTGATGATGTTCAGGCGCTGTTCCTGGACGTCGACTCACCTGGGGGAGCGGTCAATGGGACGCCCGAACTGGCGGCGGCCGTGGCCGAGGTGTCGCGGAGGAAGTACGTGTACGCCTTCACGGCCGGGGAGATGCTCAGCGCGGCCTACTGGGTGGCGAGCCAGGCGGACGCGATCTACGCGACGCCGAGCGCGCGAGTGGGGAGCATCGGGGTCGTGCGGGTGCTGGTGGACAGCTCCGAGCGGCTCAAGGCCGAGGGCCTGAAGGTGGAGGTCTTCGCGGCCGGCAGATTCAAGGGGGCGGGCGTGCCGGGGGTTCCGCTGACCGGAGAGCAGCGTGACTGGATGCAGGCGCAGGTCGAGGAGATCGCGGGAGATTTCCGCGCAGGGGTGCTGGCTCGGGGAAGGAAGATCCCAGAGGAGGCCCTCGAGGGGCAGAGCTTTTCGGCGCGCATGGCGCAGCGATTGAACTTGGCGGGCGTGGTGACGACCCGCGACGAGGCCATGGCGCGGCTGCGCCGGCTGCACGTGAAGTCCCCATCGGTTGACACCCCCCCGCGTGCAATGAGCCGAACGATCGAGGACGAATTGGCCGAGGCCCGGACGCGCATCACGAAGTTGGAGGCCGACGCGCAGGCCCGCGAGGGCTTGTTGACCGAGGCATCGCGCAACACCGAGACCCTCAACGCACGCGTCGGGGAACTGGAGGCGGCGAACACGTCCCTCACCACCGAGCGGGACGGCGTCCGCGCCGAACTTGCCGCAGCGACCGCCTCGATCACTGGCCTGACGGCCCGCAATCGCGAGCTGGAGGCCAAGGAGCAAGACATCGAAAAGCGCGCCTCGGCCCGCGCGGCGCGCATTGTCGCGGAGACCGGCACCGCCGCTCCCGCCAAGGTGAGCGCCGCCGGCGAGGCAGATTCCGACGCGGGCCTGGCCGAGAAGTTCCGCGCCATCAGCGATCCACGCGAGCAGACGATCTTCTGGCGGGGCCTGAGCGCCCGCCAGCAGGCCGCGCTCCAGAAGGCCCTCTCCACCCCGAACTGACCAAGGAGCCGATCCCATGCCCAACACGTTGACCAACCTCAAGGACATCCGGGTGGCGCAGACCGCGCTGCCGGCATTCACCGACGAGCTGCTGCCCTTCGGGGCATTCAGCACCAACTTCTCCCCCGAGGCCGCCGAGAAGGGCGACACCGTGCGGGTGCCGCTGGTGGGCGCGCCATCCAAGTCGGGCGAGTTCGCAGGGGACTACACCGCCAACAGCGATTCGGCGGTCGCCTCGGTGCCGGTGACCCTCAACCGCCACTTCTTCAAGACGGTCCACGTGACCGCCCGCGAGCTGGCCGAGACCGCCTTCGGCGTGCTGGAGCCTCTTGCCGAGGCCGCGGCGCGGCAGTTGGCCCTCGACGTGCTGCTGGACGTGTTCTCGGTGGTGACCGCCGCCAACTATGGCGCGCCCGCGGTGCCCGCCATCGGCCCGACCGCCTTCGACTACAAGCGGGTGCTTTCGGTGCGGGAGGCCTGCGGTGCGGCCAAGATGCCCTCCGACCGGCGGGCGCTGATCCTGGACGCGGGGTACTACACCAACCTCCTGGCCGACGACGTGGTGGCCAAGGCTTTCAACATCTCCCTGAGCGGCCCGGCCGTCGAGCAGAGCCGGATCAAGCGGCTGGCGGGCTTCGAGCTGTACGAGACCGGGGTGATCGCCCCGAGCCACGCGGAGAAGCTGGTCGGCTTCGCCGTCCACCCCAGCGCGATCTCGGTGGCGGTTCGATACCTGGTACCCGCGGCCCGCTACGACGAGGCGGGCGCGGTGACCGACCCGGCAACTGGGCTGACCTTCGGCTACCTGCGCTTCTCCGACACCAAGAGCAACAAGATCTACGTCACCGTGGAGTGCCTCTACGGCTTCACGGTGGGGCGGGCCGATGGGCTGAAGCGGCTGGTGAAGCCCTGACGCAACATCCAATAGCCAACATTCAACACTCAACATCCAAGGGAGACAGCGATGAGACCTTTCTCGGCAATCGGCGATGATGGCACGACCCTTTCCTACGCGGCGGTGCCGCCTTGGCCGAGGTCCATGACCCGGCTCCAGTTCGTGAGCGCTACCTCCGACAAGGCGGGCTCGATCCTCAAGTTCCTGCGCCACGCGGCCGAGGCGGTCGTGACCGCCGCCAGCGCGGCGGGGCAGAAGGTGGTGAGCGCCGATCCGACGGGCTTTGCCGCTGATGACGCGGTGATGCTCTGGAAACTGTCCACGAATCAGGCCGCCCGCGCGGTGGTGGCGTCCGTGGATGCGGAGGCGGGCACCATCACGATGGTCGCCAACCTCCCCTTTGCGCTGGCGCCGGGGGACAAGGTGTTCCTCATGGCCGAGGCCGGGCGGGTGCCGGTCGGAGCGGCCACGAAGGAGATCAACTCGCCCACGGTCTTCGCCGCCGATGGTCCCGCGCTGGTCGAGATCGACGGCACCGCCGCGTGCAAGGTGCAGCTGGTGTCGGGCGAGTACGTCTGAAACTCACCCAGTTCGGCGGGCCTGACTATCGGGCTGAAGATTTTGGCTTGGCCAATCTGCGGAATGCCAATGTCGGCCGTCGTGCGTCGTTGGATGATAGGTAGCTGCCATCGTCGGAGTCGAAAACTTCTCCGATGTACGCAAGACCAACAACCCCGACGAATCGTTTTGCGAGCGCGAGAAGTTCCCAAACATCGTTCATTTCGACCGGGGGTAGGTGGTCGGGGTCGATCATTTCGTTGTGGGCCACGCGTTTGTCGCGCCAGAGCTTAAGGTGATCAAGGGTTTGGCAGGCACGCAGATTGTTGCCCCTGTACTGGGTGTTGGGCAGGATTTGGTCAAAATGGTTGGCGATGTGACGTGTGATGTCTTCGTCGTTGATATTAACTGGGGTGAATCCAGCCCGCGCGAGTCTGCGCTCAACAGCAAGTCGATTGTTGACGCGGAGAACTCCCGCATTGGCGGACAAAATCTTGAGCGCGGTCGGGATGCTCCAAAGTGGGTATTGTCGCTTTTCGACTTCAAAGATCTTGCACGCAGATAGAGTGATTTGATTGACTGCCATCGAGGCGAGGTGGCTGCTGAACGTCTTCCATGGCGGTGCGAGAGCGTCGTGTGTGCCGAGGATTTCTTGAACAAGAAACCAGGCTCTTTCGGCGTCGAGTATATCGACCGTGATGCCATGTTTGATGACCTCGCGGAGTTGCTCCACAGGTGGTTTGAGGGAAGAAGTGCTCATGTACAACGAGTCTGATGAAAGACTGGTTTAGCGCAAGCGGTGGAGGCTCGTTGGGCATATTGACAGTCCCCGTTGTTCATGGAGCCCATCGAATCCGACTTCTCCGAACTTCTTTCCGAGCGCGGCGTCGGGGTCGAATGGAAGGGCCGCTCGTTCTACGCGCTGATCGGCAGCCCAGCTGTCGAATATGGGCTGGTGGCCGGGGGCTTTGATCCTTCCTCGGCCGTTATGATCCGGGCTTTGAGAGAGGATGTTGGGCCACCGGTGCCAACCAGAGGCGACCGGCTGACCGCCGATGGACGGGCCTACAAGGTGACGGGCATCACCGACAACTCGAATTGGCCGATCATCACGATCCACGCGGAGCTGGTCACATGACCGACCCGTGCGATGCGGTGGAGGAACGGCTGAAGGCGGCTGTGGAGCGCGCCGAGACGGGGCTGCCGGTGGTCAGCGTGGATTCCGACGAGGACGCGCCCGACACGCGGATCGTGGCAATGGTCGATGGGGCGACCGAGGACGACAAGCGGCCGGGGCGGTGGCTCCTGGATTGCCGCGTGGACGTGATCATGGAGGCGGAGGCGGGCAACAGTCCCGAGGCGCTGGCGGTCGCGTGGGGCAAGGTGCTGGGGAAGCTTCGCGACACGGCGCTTCCTGACATGCTCTCGGGTCCGTTTGCCCGCGTGTTCGGGGCGGGAGATTTCGACATCGCCCGGAGCCGCACGCGGCACGAGTGGGTGCGGACGCTCAAGTTCAAGGCATGGGCGGCGGCGCTGGACGCGGGATGATTGACACCGCGCCGCGATCATGGCGGCGAAGGTCATCACTGCGGCGAACGTTCTGGCGGGGCCCAATGCGAGAATCACGCCCGTTGTCTACGGGGAGACGGTGACCGCGGGCAAGGCGGTGTACCGGAAGGCGGCGGATGGCCGCTATTATCTGGCCGACGCGAACGACGCGACCAAGCACGCGGCCGCGGGGATCGCGCTCAACGGCGGGGCGGCGGGCCAGCCGGGCAGCGTGGTCACCGAGGACGACGACTTCACCCCCGGTTGCGCGCTGAGCGTGGGCGAGATCCTGGTCGTCGGGGCCGACGCCGCGGGCGACATTGCGCCGAGCGCGGATCTCGCGGAGGGGTGGTACCCGACCGTGCTGGGCGTGGCGAAGAGCGCATCGAAGATGGTGCTGCGGCCGGTGGCGACCGGCGCCGTGATCCCGGTCCCCTGATGTCCCCCGATGTCTCCTTCGAGGTGGACCTGACCGACTGGGGGAGGACGGTCCGCGACATCGAGGCGCACCACGACGATTTCAGCGGGAAGACGTTCGAGAGGTACACCCGCGGCCTGTTCCGTCGGGTGATCGACGTGATCCCGCCGCCGACGGTGGGGGCGGGCAGGCGGGCGGTGCGGAGGGATTTCGCGCACGGCTATCCTCGGGGTGCGGCGCTCAACCGGTTCCTGCGGCAGTTGAAACGCCCGCTGAGGACGGCCTTCTGGGGCGCGTACTTCCGGGGGGACGCGCGGGCGATGCGCGAGATCCTGCGCGCGGGAGGCTCGCCGCTGGCGAGGGTCACTATCGGCGCCTACGACATGGGCCGGGCCATGCGCGGCTACAAGCGGGGCCGGTGGGGCAACCGCCACCCGCCCCCGCCGCTGCGCCTAGTGCTCAATCCGCAAGCGGTCGACGCCCACGTCACGGAGATCGAGGGCCACGTGGGCAAGCTGAAGGGCGGTCTGATCCCGGCGCTGCGGCGGCTGGGGATCCCGGTCGCGGCGTACTTCGGGCGCCACACGGGCCGGGGGCGGTTCGTCATGGATGTTCGAAAGGCGCTCAAATACTTCGACTGGACCGGCAGCGGCGCGGAATACGAGCCCGCGATGATCGCGCGGCTGAACCGGGCGATAGCGGATGCGGCGCGGGCCCACGTCGCCGGCATGCGCAAGGAGCTGGCCGGGTACAGACCGCCTCGCGGGTCGCGCAAGCGTTGACACCCGCCCGCGTGCATGGCGGACGCTTTCGACAAGCACGGCTCGCTGGCCGTGACGATGGGCCTCAAGGCGGCCCTCAAGGCGATGTCCGACGACATCGGCATCGAGGTCAACTCCGTGGACCGGGCGCGCGAGCCCGAGGCGCAGGCCGAGGCAACGGATCGCGATGGCGAGGCCGCGGCCCTCGGCATCCAGAAGCCGGACCGGTGGAAGCGCAACTACGACGTCCAGGGGCTGCTCACCGACGAGGCGAAGTTCGACGCGCTGGGCACGGTGACGGTGGAGGGGATCAGGTACATCGTCACCAACAAGAAGATCGGGGACAATGTGCGCGATTTCGAGGAGGCGTCCTGCACCCTGGTCGCGTTCAAGAAGATCACCTGAGCCCGATGGACCATGGCCCTGGCATCACTCGTGGCGGGTAGGCTGGCGGCGGCGTTCCTGCTGCCCTGTGACGGGCACCGGATCTTCGGCCGTGAGCTGAGGCCCTTCTGCGCGGCGCACTCTGCCGCGCTGCGCTCCATCGACAACCCGCTCCCCTGGACGCCGTCGATGGCCACCCTCCCGGATCTGGTGGGAGCGGCGAAGGTCTGCGCGTGCGGATCGTTCGCGGAACTCTGGTCGATCGATTGGCGGCGGCCCGACAAGAGGGACATCGCTGCGATCCGGCGCATGGCGCTCTCACCAAAGGCTGTGCACCGCGCGAGGATGGCGTGGGCGGACTACCGCGAGGACTGCGCCGTGGTGCCCGAGCTGAAGGAGCGGGCCAAGGAGGGCAAGCCGTGCACGACTCCCTTCCACCTGGGGATGGTGACGGTCGTGGCGCGGGCCTTCGGCAAGGATCCGGAGTGGGCGTGGTTCCTCCGATACGGCCAACTGCTGCACTACGCGGCCGCGCTCAACGAGGGCGAGTACGGCTGCCGCTGGGTGACGGAGGCCGAGGAGGAGCAGATCGCGTCCCTCGCCGCCCGCGGGATCACGGGGACGAGGCGCGGGGTGCTGCCAGAGGGGGCGAAGGTCGTGAGGAGGAAACGCCGTGGCTGACCTGGTCACCAGATCGCGGCTGGACGACTCCGACTTCAACCGGGGGCTGGCCCGGATGCGGAAGGAGGCGCGGGACTTCAACCGTCGGCTCGGCTCGGAGTTTTCGAAGGTGTTCTCCGGCGCGGCGGTCGGGGGCGGGATAGCGGCGGCGCTGTACGGGATCGGCAACGCGGTGCGCGGGGCCTTCTCCGAGGCCGACAGGGTGAGCGACCTAGCCGAGACGCTGCGCGAGATGCCATCGGACCTGGTGCGCGTGGGCGGCGCGGCGTCGCTCATGGGCGCGGACATGGAGGCGGTGGTCAAGGCCGCGGTGAAGCTGCGGGTGAACCTGGCCAAGGCGGGCGAGGGCGGGAAGGAGCAGGCCGAGATGCTGGAGGCGATGGGCCTCAAGGCCTCCGAGCTATCGCGGATGCGGCTTCCGGACATGATCGTCGCGCTGGCCGGGGGGTACCAGCGGGCCGAGGCGAGCGGTCGGGGGTTCCTCGCGCTCCAGACGCTGCTGTCCCGAAGCGGCACCGAGCTGGCCAACCTCTTGCAGCGCGGCCCGGAGGAACTTCGGGAGCTGTTCGAATCCATCAGGCCCGCGAGCGACGCGGCCCTGATGGGCATGGGCGTGGTGGCCGACCAGTGGAACCTGATGCTCGGCAATATGAAGAGCCGGTTTCAGGACTGGGTCTGGTCCACGTATGCCGGCTGGAGGAAGTTCGGGGCGAGCCTCGAGGCGAGCGAGACGGTGGGGGCGGCCAGCCGGAAGCGGTTCGCCGCCGAGAAGGGTGCCGTGCTGGGCGAGATCCCCGACCGCGCCAGGCGCGTGGCCGCCGAGCGGGCGCTCTACAAGAAGATCCACGGCGAGGAGATGGCAAAATGGATGGCGGCCAACCCCGAGGATGCGGGCTTCATGACCGAGGGCGCCAACTATCGGCCGACCGGCGCCATCGACCAGGGCAAGGGTGTCATTGGCGATGGCGGCGACGACGCGTCCGCAAAGAAGAAGGCGATCGACCGGCTCATCGAGGCGTACTGGAAGGCCAAGGGGGCCAGGGACGAGGCGAACCGGAGCGACGAGCAGAATCTGACCGCGATGCTGGGCAAACTGGCCGAGGTCCAGAACCGGATCAGGAGGGGCAATCTCTCGCAGGAGGAGGGACTGGAACTCCGCACCGAGGAGCAGGCGCTGCTCAAGTCGATCGAGGACCTGCAGCGGAAGATCGCCGAGGCGCAGGAGCGCGCGACAAAAGACGCGCGGGAGGCCGAGGACAAGCTCCGCAAGGAGAAGGCCGACGCCGCCCAGAAGCTGCGAGAGCTGGCGCTGGAGGCGGCCATCGCGGAACTCAAGAAGGACGGCAGGGACCACGCCGTCGAGGAGGCGAGGCTCCGCG